GGAAAAGAACCATTTGCACATCCACGCCAACTGTTGAAGCATCAAAGTCAACTACCTGAATAGCTGGCGCGGCGGCATTTTGGCCTACATTAACAATTTGGTTATTGTTGAATCGGCTATGCCTAGGCGAGGTTAAACTAAGGCCTATACCGCCAAGTTCAAAAAAAGCGTTGTCTTCAACAACAACGTAAATTGGTTTTTTGAAACGCATCCCGATAACAGCGTTGGTGCCAGCGTTATTGCTAAACAATTTGTTTCCTGCGACAGTGCCGCCGTCAAGAAAACCAAAATCCATCATTGTGGTAGTGCAGTCAATAAACAGGTTGTCACGAATGACCGCATCGGCAACGCGAGTGTCGCCGCCTTTAAGCCCGTTAGCGGAACCCGCAAAAATACATTCGTGAATTTGCGGCTTAATGTCTGTCTCAAGCGCGTTTGCAGACATAAGCATTCCGTTCAACCCGCCAGCAATCGTGCATCGTATAACGCGCAAAAACTCGGTGTTTCTTGTGCGAAGCGCCGTACCCGCAGCATTTGTATTGCGAATAGTAATGTCTCGCAGATATGGATACTGAAACGTATTCGCCACGCCTTTAACGTCAATCGTATCTATTGCTTGATCTGACCAAATATCCGTTGCTCTACCGTCACCAAACAAAGTAAATCTGTCAACGCTAGTACCGTCAATATCAATACCAGAGGCTAAATAGTAGGAACCCGCCGGAACGTAAAGTGCTTTGAAAGGCGAGGCAAGTGCTGCGGTAATAGCTAACGCAAACGCGGCAGAATCATCTGCTACACCATCACCCACTACGCCATAATCTCGCACGTTAAGGCAAGAACCATCAATCATTGAAAAAGTTGCTTTTGTCAAAGACATGGCTGTTCCTTATTTAGAAAATGCTTGCACTTCTGCGGTGGTTAATCTTTGCGGGTAAAAAAACACTTTTTGCAAATGCCCACTGAAGGTGCTTGTAACGTTACTACCAAATCGCATTCGATCAACGGTAGGCAACGTGCCTGATGTGTCTGTGGCGGGGGTCGCCCCATTTAAAGACCATGCAAAATCGTTTTCTTTAAACGCAAGTGCAACTTTATTTGTCGCAGCAAACGTAAAGTTTGTGGCTGTTAATTGTTCCGATATGTTTGCTACTGAAGCTGCGGTTCCTGAAACACCAGAAGCGCGTGATCTGGTGCTAATTGAAACGCCAGCAGTTCCATTATCAGCATGGGCAGGAACAAACGTTGACGGTGACATGGCTTGAGTGACAAACGTCCCTTGAGTCGCGTTATACCAATCGCTGAAGTTCGTCCCCGTCATCGTTGCCACATCGGCGTTGCGGGTGACTTGGGATGCGACTGTGGGGATGTAGCTGGTGGCAAAAGCTCCGGCTTCGAGTTGAGCGCCCCAAAAATATACTGTTGAATTGGCTGGAACTGATGAATTTCTAAACGCATACACCCGCATTGAAGTACAACCAGCAGGCGTAGTTACAGAATAACTTATGCGCGTCCATACGCTGTTTGACAACGGTTCAGCAGGAACCGCCCCAGTTACTATAAATGACGCGGCAGTGTTATTATAAAAAGCAACTTTATAATCTCCAGCAGCCATTGATCCTAATTTCACATAACAAGTAAAAGTATAAGTTGTTGACGCAGTTACTGTAACCGTTTGATATAAAAGGTCATTGACGCCGCCCGTAAATGTTCCTAAATCTGCCGTATTGTTTCCGTCAGGTGATGTAATTTGGTCAGAAGTTATCCCTGTTCCAACCCAAGGAGAAGTTCCGAAAGATTCAGAGCGCAATAGTAAATTTGTTCGTGATTCTTCAATCAGCAAACCTTTGCAAGCCAATGTTACAGGGTCGTAATCAAAACGGGGGAGGTTAGCATTAATGCCCACAACATACCCACTAGAATTAACTACTGTAGCGGTGTTACCCGATCTAGTAAAAGTAACTCGGGAGTCAAGCGACGCCGTGGTGAAATCAAGCGCTAGCTTAGGTAGCACTCGTTCAGTAGCTGTGAGATTAAAAGATGGTGTGATCATTTTTACTCAATGCTGTACGCGTAATTTTCGGTGCCAGCAAAGGCGCCGGTTGATGGTGTAATCGTAAAATTTACACCGACAGTAACAGCGGACACAAAAACGGGTAGCGCTGCGCCTGCTGCGTTTGTTCCCCAAACGGTAATCCGAGAAGTAGATTGCGCGCTGGTGTTGGAAACCGTGTGCGTTGCGCCAGCACCAGCGGTGAAAGACGAGCCGCTAAGTACACCAGTACCGATTTTGTTTAATCTGCGGGTGTAAATGGGCGTGGATGTGTCAAGAATTCCATTGGTTTTATTTCCAGATACATCATTGTTGACAACTGTATTGCTTGACCCGCCAACCATTTGAATGCCGGTAGTCTGAGTACCGCTAACACCTGCGCTGTCGTAGCAACGGTTGTTAGAGATAATGCATCCTGTTGCGCTTTGCAAAAAAATTCCTGCATTTGCTGCGCTGGTGACGCAGTTGTCAAAACAAGTATTTTCGGACACCACTGCGTTTGCCGCTGTTGCGCCGATGTAAATACCGGATGAATAAGCGCCAGACACTGTATTGCCGATTACTTTGTGGCCTATACCACCATCAAGAGTAATTCCAACCGCGCCTACGCCAGAACCACCATTAATAGTATTGCCCATAATTGTGCAATAGCTGGCTTGAGTGCGAACACGGATGTTATTTCGCACATTGTCATGAACTTGATTGCCAATAACAGAAACTCGCGCAGAATTTTCTACATAAATTCCGTCTAGCGTATTTAAACGGCAAATGTTGCCTATAACTTTTGCGTCAGACCCATCTGCGCTACTGGTTTCGCCAATTGCAATGCCTGCGCCGGTGTTCGAATAACTTAAATTTCCAATGACTCGGGCGCGCAAACATGAAGCGTTTAATCCGCTAAAGTTGCCCGCCGATCCGTTGTTATACGTCTGGTTGCCTTCAAACTCAGCACTTTCGCAATCTTTACCAGAAATGCCAGAGCCGGCGTTGTCATAGCAAATATTACGGACAAACTTATTTCTCGCTCCGTTTCGATAATAAATAAACGTGCGGTCGTTGTCGTATCCGATGTTGTCTTGCACTAGCACGTCGGAGCAGTCATAAACATAAATGCCCGCGCCGGTTTCGTTGTTGATTGTTTCCACAACTGTGCAACCTGTAATTTCAGAGTTGCCAGTTACGTTAATGAAACTAATACCTGAAAATCTGTCCGCAGGATTTACAGGTGAGAACCCATCGACAACAGCATTACCGTTGACAAAAAGATCACGAACCTTGATGTTGATGTTCCCACCAACTTGGTCGCTGTTTTGAAACATGTCAAAAGCGCCTGATCCTGCTTTGCGCTTTACAGTCGCTGTTTGGCCGAACAACAATCTGTTCGATGGAATTGTGATTGTGGATGTGATCGCATATGTTGCTTTAGGAAATTCAATGACTTCGGCTGCATCAATCGCAGCTTGAATCGCAGCCGTATCATCCGTCACCCCGTCACCCACAGCGCCAAAATCCATAACGCTAACAGTTTGCGCCAGTTTGTCGCCTACGTTGGTGGCAACAGACCCTGTAAACGGCGGCGTGTAGCTGACGTTAAACGCATCGCCGCCAGCCGATGAGTTAAGGTTGGACGTCGTAAATTTAACTTCAGCGCCAACGTGCAAGCCGGTAGTAAACGTCACCGTCGTGCTGTCAGTTTCCACATACGCATACAGGGCGCCTGGGCCGTATTGGTTTACGCCATCGACAAACACAGACAAGCTGTTGGTCGCCGGTGCGTACTGCATTGTGGTCAGCGTAAAGACGGTCTGCCCAGCGGTGGCAGTCTGAAGTTCTTGCTGATTGGTAAAGTTAACAAAGTTTGAATTGATGCCGATGATGTTGTCAAAAGTTCCAATTAAAGCATCAACGCTGTCTTTAATAACAAACTTGTATTCCAAACCATCGGTCAGCCAAATTTCACCGCTTGGCACACGACCCGCGCCGTCCAAAATAATCGGATTGGAATGCGCGATTGCGCCAGTCGCACTGGTGTAAGTAGCCTGGTTGGTCGTGGTGCCAGCGGAATAAGTAAAAATCTTGCCGCCAGCCAGCGGATTGCCGTTATTGTCAAAAAACTGGCCAGCTACGCCACCAACGGGTGAAAGATTAACTGCCATTTTTTAGACTCCCAAATTACCCGCAGCCACAAAAGTATCCGCGACAGGGCAAACCAGCGAAATAACCGCGTACTGTCCCATCGTACTAAATAAGCTGGAATATGAAACCAGTGTTTGTCCACCAGCAGCCACAGTTACCTTACCCGCACCCGCTTGAATAATTGTGGTGCTAAATCCCGCGCCAAGTCCCGCAGCGCAAGTGATAGTGACCGCTGATCCGCTGGTGCAATAAATGATTTTGCCGTTATCGGCTGCGCTTAATGTGCGCGTTGTTCCCGATTCAGTAAGGATGCCAGCGGCAGATAGTTGATAAGCAGGGCCGGACGCAGTGCCAGTAAACGTCAAATTGACACCGTTCAGGTCGGCACCACCTTCAACGCGCTGCCACACTGAACCGTTGAAAACAATCCAATCCCCGACACCCCAGTTTGAAATGCCATTAATTGATGTTGTTCCAGCAACAGAAACAACGTAATAAGCGCCTTTCGTGCCAACGCTCGATGTAATGGTCGGGGAATTTGCTGAAGCGTCCCAAGTGCCTTGATATTCCAAGGCTCCAATGGCGCTTGCTGAAAGAGCAATAGCACGTAAAGCCATGATTACATCCCTTCACCTGGTGTAACTTCAAAAGCATTTGCCGCGCTGGCCAACAACCAAACATTCGGCGGCAGTTGCACCACTTCAACAGAATTTGGCAAAAATCCTAATACCTTTGCAGGCGATCCCGCCGATGGTGCTGACGCGGATGGTACGGTTACCGCAACGCCTAACGGATGTGCCGGTGCATAACCTAAGTAAGCCGCACTGGAAAGCAAGTTACGAACGCGATACGACACCGCGTAAACATTATCTTGCGTTTTTACCTGAACGGATGATGTCGAGATCGTATAGGTTTGACCCTGCGGCGTAAAAGCATTAACTGTTGACATTTTTACTCCTAAACGGGCAATCCCGTTAACAAAAATTATAAACCTACAAAGGAAAAAAGCCACCCCTTTAGGGGGCGGCTTCTTCATCGACTATTCCATGCTGATTAGGGCAGGAAAGTCAGGTCATATCCGTAGATGTACACATCGGCGGTAGCCGCTGCGCCCTGTGCAGTCGTGCAGCGAATAAACAAATTGTCGCCGGTAAGCGAGTCAGTGTCAGTCGCAGCGGTCACAACCACTTTGTCGCTGGCCGAGTTGCCGGTCAGTGCGTAAGCGGTTTTGACTGCCACACCAGTTGCGCCTGGACCGCTGTAAACAGCAAGCTGTGCAGTGGTCAGGTTGATGCTGGCGTTCGCCACGATGATGTCCTGAACGCTGTACGACGAGCTGTTTACAATAGCAGCAACGGTGTCAGCGACAGAGTTAAGGTTGACACCCTGTGCGCTAGCCAGCAGGCGGTAAGCCTGGTTAGTGGCTAGGTTCGATGGGTGGTTGGTTTGGGTACTTGCTGGTCCTGGATTGCTCATGTCAGTTTCCTTTCAATGTTAATTAGGCTGCGACACGGCAGGCCAGTTCTTGATACAGCGGTGCCCAGCCATACAAGACATCCAGACGGGTCGGGATCGAGTCGTTGTTGATCGTGTACTGACGAACAATACGCATCGACAGACCAAGCTCTTTGTCCGACGCACGGCCAGCGAAATGCACACCGTCAGGCAGCTCAAGATCAGCAGTCGCCAGCGTGAACGCATTGCGGTGCATGATGATGTTCTGCGGCGATACGGTGCCGGTAGCCGAAGTGCCAATCGAGAACGGGGTTACGGTCGCAGTAGCCGAAGTGGTTGGGATCGTAACGTTCTGGAACTGGCCGCCAGTGATGATCGCTGGGACAACAGTAACCGAAATTGTCGAAGAACCCGAACCTGTAACGGTGGATTGAACCACGAAGTTACGCGCCTTGTTCGAACCATACGCCTGACGGTTCTGTGGGTTGACTGCAAACACGTTTGCGATCTGGATCACGTCGCCTTGACGCAGGGTCAAGCCGGTCGAGTGGGTCAGGGTAATGGTCGATGACGATGCCCAGCCGGTTGCGATACCGATTGACTGAGTATTAGCTGTCAGCGTGCCAGCGGTCGTAGTCCATGCGCCAAAAGTCTGCGCGACAACGTTCTGGTCCATCTTCCAGTTCATGCCGCCCGAATCACGACCCATCAGACCCTTCTGGTACTGATCGCTTACAGCCGACTGCGGGTTGAACAGACCTTTGAGGCTGTCAACGATGGTCGCCGAAGTGAATGGTTCGATGATGCAAGAACGACGGCCATCACGCGGTGCGCCTTCCGAGTCCAGATACGCCTGTGCAGTCAGGTAAGTAATCAGGCCGGTCGGTGGCGTGCCAGCAGTGCCAACGATGTTAGCAGTGTTGTTCTTAGCCATTGTCAGGCCGTCAAAGTCGATCTTGTTGGCGATAGCCGCCACAGCAGGCTTTAGAACGCGGTCGCTGAACATATCGAGCGACAGTGCCAAATCTTGCGTGGTGAACTGTGTGTCAACGTGGAACTGGGTCGACAAAGTGACAGGAATGCTGGTTTCGTTGAAATCTTCAACGTTTAGCGCAGGGCCGGTCGTACCGATGAAACGGCCAGGGCGACGGACGTTCAAGGTGTTACCGATTTTTGCGCCTACGACGGCAAATTGGTCATCGTATTCGCGGTTTACTTCGGACGAAAAGGTTAGTTCGTTTTCCAAGACCATCAACGCTTCGTTGGTGATCTTGCTAATGGTAAGCAAATTGTTGGACATTTCTATTTCCTTTTAGAAAAGGGTGTTAATCAGCGGATTTTCCGGCTTGCGCGGGCGGCTTTCCATTGCTGATAGGTTCCGTGGAAATTGCCATCGGCATCCAAGTTGCCATCAACTGTACTGACCGCGCCTCGCAACGGATTAATCGGCGCTGGCGCTTTTGACTTCCCAACAACAGCTTTAGGTTCCGGTTCTTTTGCCTTATCGAAGCGTGCCTCGATCTTCCCAATCTCACGAATGGCAGAAACTGCGGACATATCGGCCAACTTCTTTGCATAGTCGGTGTTTTCAGCCAACCAATACAAAATTTTTGGCCCATGCTCTGACTCGATGATCGCATCGCGTACAGGATCGGATACCCGAACCTCACTGCTTTGCACCATGTCATCAAAGTCTGGTAACTCGTTCTTGGCAGCATTCACTCGGTCAGCCCACGCAGAAAACTTTGCTTCCTGCTCTGCTGCCGCTTTACGCGCCTTTTCCTCGTTATCCCGTTCCAGCAATTTCTTGTCAGCGGTATATTCGGCTAACGCTTTCGCGTACTCGAACT